GCTTTTAAGGCTGGTTGTAGAACCTCAAAGGCAATCATCTTCCGTATGTCGTACATAGGCGATTGCATAGCCAATAATTATGCCTGAGATAAAGGCGGTTAATACTAATAATCCAGATTCTATCATAATTGAGATTTTAGCCATGTAAAGTTTCTACCTAACATAATCAACCAGTCAAAGGTCCATTGAACACATGCACATCGGCACTTTTGGTTATCATCCCCATAAGCAGCTCTTAGAATATCAATATCATCTTTGCCAAATCGTTTGAGCATCTTATTTGACTTTAGATAGTCGTACCACTTATCCATTTGGTTAAAGGGTACTTTCTCAAAGTTTAACTTGTACATCATTAGGTCATAATCCAACTTCTCTAAGTCTGTCTCTGGCACTTTAGCCTCTTGTATGGTTCGATATCCAGTTGGGGTCTTTTGTAAGTTATGCCTATCCTTGTTATTATTAGCCCATCTAGCCAGTCTCCTACCAAGGTCCCAGGTTGTCTCCTGTTCAAATCTCATTTTGGTGTTAGATTTATTAGGCTCTGACCAATAATCGTAGAACTCTTGCTTCATTTGCTCTGTAAAGGCAAAGGGTTCTATTGCTCTCTTAAAGTCTGCTGCTCTTGCTTCTATACTTTTCATAGTGTCTAGATATATCCCCTCTATATCCGGTCAAGTATTTGGGAAAGGGTTTAAAGCCTTTGTTCAAATATTTAACTAGAGTAAAGAGAATTATTAAAAACCTTTTTGTTTAACTTTTGGCATTCTCTTTCACACAGAACCCATACATTCCTCGGCATCCGTAGGCCGGTTATCACGCATTTTTCACTTGACCGTCATGAGTTGTCAGGGGTCGACATTGCTCACACTTGATTGCGTTACGTATTTATATGATCTGTGAGGTTATTATTTGTGCAGCCATTTGCACTGGATAAAACCTCGGTAAAAACCAAATAAAAAACCTGCTGAGGATTGGCAATCGCAGCCGCACCCCAACAGGTTAGTAATATCTCATTAAAACAAAGCAGATTTCTCTGGCGATTCTTTGTCATGGCAAATATACGAAAAAAATATCAAACTGCCAAATTTATTTTGCCTAAATGGTCCACAAATAAGATATCTGAGTAAGACCGGACCCTTGTCATCCGCATAGATATCTCCAAATCACTTGCTAAGTCTATGACTTTCAAATAATAAGGAAAAAATTTAGGGTCCTCTGTTTCAATATAACTTTCTATTCTAGACCTATAAGTACTCATGGTGGAATGGTCCTTATATCCTACTAATGGGGCTATCTCGGTTAGCTTCATTGGGCAATGGCGATAGATAAAGTACGATAAAGCCATTCTAATCTCAGCTATCCTAACAACATTGCCATTTTGATCCTTGCATATCTTAAAGTGATTGCGGCCCCTAATGCTTTGCAATTGCTGTAAGGTTATGCCGTAAAAATCACATGCTGCCTGGACTAGTTGAATCGCTTGCTCTCTGGTGTTCATAAAGTTCTATGGTTTTGAATATTTGATAAACTACTTGTGGTACTATTGCGTTTCCTCCTGCTTTGATTGATTCGCTTCGCCATTTAGAAAAGGTAATAGAGTCCAGTCGGTCGGAAAGCCCATCATCTCCATTACAAATTGGGGAGACAGTTGGGAAGTTTTGCCATTGGTTTCTGCGTTCCACATTGCTATGTCCATCTGTCTTTTGCCTATTCTGTTGTTCCAATATTTCTCGCTGTGTCCGTGTTTGACTATTTGTGCAGTTGGAGTTGGTAGCATTCCCATTATTTGTGTCGCAAGATTCGGCATTGTTGTTCCGTTCGGATATTTCTTCATCCTCTGCTTGAACTTGTCCAAATCTTGTACTTCTTCCCTTGTTGTGGGAGTAAGCAACAAACCAGACTCTATCTCTTTTGTGCGGTGCGTTGACACTGCAAGCTGGCAATACATACGGGAATACTTCGTACCCCTCAGCTTCCAGATTAGTTTGCACTTCGTGGAATACCAATCCCCCATTCCAATTAACAAGGCCGAGAACATTCTCGCCAATGACCCATCTGGGCTTAACTTCTCTAATGACTCTAAGCATTTCTGGCCAGAGATGGCGGTCATCTTCTTTGCCAAGTCGCTTGCCTGCCATTGAGTAGGGTTGGCATGGGAATCCTCCTGTGAGAACATCAATTTGGTTTGCATACTTAGTAAAATCTGATTTTGTTATGTCAGTAAATAGTTCTGATTCGGGCCAGTAGTATTTAAGGACTTTTTGACCAAACTCGTTCCATTCACAATGAAACTTATTCTCCCAGCCCATCCACTCAGCGGCAAGGTCAAAGCCACCAATCCCACTAAATAATGATCCATGTGTCATTTGCTAAGTTTGTAAGCTGCAAAGGTTTTATTGTCTTTAGTGATGTAATTGGTCCAAATCGTGTGGCCTTGGTTTCTAAGGTCAGCAATTCTTGCGGCTAACCTAAAACAGCCAAACTTGTTTAAGGCATCAATGGCGGTAATTTGTTTGCCTGATTTAAGATAAATCAAGATTCTTTCTGTTTGTGTCATGTCTGTGGTTTTTTATGGGTGAATAAAAATGAGTAAGTTTTTCGTAAGTGTAATCAAAGCCATGTCTGGATAGTTTCTCGCATACCCAGGCAAGCTCATCTTCTGTGTGGTGGATTGCATGCTGAGGGAATAAAGTGGTCCGAATAGTCGGGTTATTTTTACTTAATATCCCTATGTATTGTCCATTCCACTTAAAACGGTAGGTCGTTACTATTTCCATCTTTTGCAGTTTTTAGTAGTGTGGTGTAAAGAGTAATGATATCCTCTAAGTCTGCCCGATCCCATTTGTGGACCTTGTTTCGGTTATTCTCAAGCCATTCTACCCTTTTCTTCCCAATCTTTAAGAGTAGGTGCTTTCGATAACCGATAAGGTGAAACTCATCAAAGCCATTGCATCGTTGGCATTCTCCGTTCACATTGTCCTCATGAAACCTAAGAAAAGAGCCTCCCTTGACTGGTACATAATGTCCGGCATTCATGGACTCTACTGGCAAGGTCTTAAAGCAACTAATACAAGTAAAATATCCGTCTTTAGAATCTCTTTGCCTAATATAGGCATTAAAAACCTTTTGGGCTTTCTCTGTCAGTCGTGGTAAGGTAACCTTTCTCATAAGTTCATTTCGGCTTTACGATACGATACAATGGTTCTAATGGCATCCAACTGATGGGTGGCAGATGCATTGACCCGGTCAGCCCAGTTGACTAAATAGTTAACCTCTTTGGCATTGGTATTTACAAACTTAGTGATAAGGGATGGACTTAGTTTTTTGTCCAATCCTTGCTCCATAGCTTGCAGCAAACCTTGATTAATTATTTGATCCTGGGCTAACTTAGCTTCTGCTAGTAGCTGACCTGACTTAGCGACCATTATCAGTAGATACTCAATCCGTTCTAGGAGCTGATTGGGTTCATGTCCAATAGGGGTTTCTAAGTAGGCCTGCATCTTAGAAAGGGAGGTCCTTATCTGGTCCATTGTTTTGAGGTTTGTAAGTGTCAACTACGGTATTCCAACCGCCACCATCTTTGCGTTCCAAAATACTGATCTTTAGCTGCTTGTTACCTTGATAATCCGTCAAGAGGTCTGGATTGTCTTTAAGCCATTGGAATAGGTCATTTGGGGTGATGATGATTTGACCCTTTACAAACGGGGGGGCATTTTCTCTTGGTGCAAATACCCTAATTCCTTGGGGAAACTTTTTGTCAAGTTGCTTTTGACTGATTGCGGCTGCCATTTTGTAGCTCATTTTACTTTAAATTTACGGTTATAGATGTTGTAGATGTCTTAACTGGGGGGTAAAGGATAACGACCTCATCCTCTACCAAAATCTCTGTGCCGGGCTTTACGGCCTTTAGAAAGGCTTGGCGGTCTTTAATCTCTTTCTCTAATTCAGCTAACTTTTCAGCCAGAGCATTATAAACCGGATCGCCACAATTAGAATAGTCGTACTTAACCCCAGCCTCTTTTATTTCAAATTTGGCATTGTGTAACTCAAAAGACTTGCCATGCTTGCTAGCTTCCTCTAAGGTCAAATCTTTGTATTCTGGGTGGGTGGTGAGCTGCTTTACGATATCCTCCAAGCATTTTACTTGCAGATGCACTTTTAAGGGGTCTGTAAGGCCCTCTTTTAGGCTATTTATGACACTTTGGGCAAAGTCTTGCCTTTGAGCTTTAGTGGTCTCAAATAGGCTTAAATCGGTTGTGGTAACTATTCTCATTTTACTGTCTTTTTAAGGTGTTTGGAGATGTCTTTTTGTGAGGGGTTAACTATCTGGTCAATCGGCTTTCTGCGAGCCTCTAAGCGATGCTGCAACTTTTGGTAGGTCTTATAGTCTGGGCAGTTAGTGATGGCTTCTTGAGCCAAGACAGCCTCATCATCACTCAAATCAGTATGCCCTATTAAATTAAGTAGGATAAACTTCTCATCGTTGGTAGGGATGTCTTCGGTAACCTTATTAAAGTCCATCTCCTCGGCAGGGGTAGCCTCAAAGCCAGCCGCTTTCATAAGCCAGCTAATTAGATTCCTAAAGGCCTTGCCAGTGGCTCTGGTCTGAGCCATCGATAGGATAGCATACTCATCCCATTGCCTTTTGTTGGCCTCTTTGTTAGAGCAAATAGCCACTCCTTTAGAGATGACCTCATTAGTGCCCCATTTGCAAATACTAACCTCTGCCAAGTATTTAATCTCGGTTTCGGTAGAGTGATTAGAGATGTAATTAAGCTGAGGGTAAAGACCTAACTGGGCTCCAGCCCACTGCCAAGACTCGACTAAGGGATATTCTTTGCCCTTAATGTTGACAGTAAGTTTTTGCTCTTTTACAAATCTTTTTAGTTCGGAGGCTAGTTGCAGCGATTGTGCTGGCTTAGCCAAATCATAGATAATTAAATCGTTTGACATGATGTGGTTTTTTATAAAGTTAAATCGTTTCTGATAACATTGAGCCTAATCCATTAGGATTTTCTTCATTCTTATTAACGAACAAAGGGAGAGGAAACTTGCGTTCAAACTCCTTAGCTGGTATTTTCTCATCATCTACAAGATAATATCCTTGACCATCTGGTTCAATACGGAAAGGAGTAAATTGTCTAATGTACTTGTTACGGACATACTCTGCTGCTGTCATACGGAAATAGTTGTGTACTGCTGTGATCCATTCGTTGTAATCACGCATTGGGTGTGTGGGGTAAGTGGTTTTCATGTGGTGAATTTAAGGGTAGTTAAAAAATGCCCCCAATGTAGAAACATCGGGGTTAACCTATTGCTTGCCATCAATCATGGGCTAGGCCCATAATGTCATCAATTTTATATTGAGTAGGTTTATAAGCTATGTCTATGACCTTTTCAGTAGCATTCATTCCTAATTGAATACCATAGTGAAACAATTTGAGCATAGTTATACCCAAATCATCGTGATTAAAAGATATTCTGACTTCATATAAGCCAGAAGGATCGGGGAATAGTTCTACTGTAAATCCATCGGCTTTGGACTGTAAAAACTCTGCTCTGTCGGAATTTAGAAAAAGTACAATGGTTTTCATAAAGGGTGTTTTGATTATTGGCAAATGGTGTCTTGTAAAAGGCCTATCACATAGGCAACCGCTAATAAAGCGAGTAAAAGTTTGAGTGTTGCTTTCATGGTTATTTTTTTATAGGTATTAAATAAATCTTATCCTCTTACTCCACCATTGTAACAACGTTTTACCGAATAATATAAAGAGCCTATCTCTTTAATTCTTTTTTTTGCTTCTTGGCAGGCTTCTTTAATATTTGATGCGTTTATATAAACATTTGTGCGTACTCCTATGCTGTTATATACAACATATAAATTTGATTGTTTTGTTAATTGTGTTGTCATTTTTTTAGGTTAAATCATTTGGTTATGGATGCAAGATAATACACTTTTACACATTAACCAAAAATATTTTTAATTTATTTTTATTGCCCTATATTTGTGTAATGGAAAAGCAGAAAAGAGGTAGGAAACCAAAGCCTGCACATCTGAAAGTGCAAATGGTTACAGCCTACATTACAAAAGAGCAGAAAGACCTGATAAACAAAGAGTTCGGTAACCTTACTAATGCTGTAAAAATTCACATTTTAAGCAAATTCAATGGACATCGTGATAGCTTTGGGCACTGGCAGCCGGTGGATGGACAACGAGCTGAGGTATGCCCTAAGATCGATTGAATCGTATCTTAAAGGGCACTCTGGCCGCATTCTACTAATAGGCGAAAAGCCTAAATGGATAAAGAATGTCGACTACTACGACATCTCAGATAAGCCGGGCCGCAAGAATTTTAGCATCTTTCAAAAGATACTGACTGGGTGCGAGATGTGTAATGGGGATGACTTTATTTTTTGGAATGATGACCACTTCTTACTTAAAGACCTAAAAGTTACAGATTTTAAGTATTGGTATGATGGCACTACGGTACAATACTTTCAAAAGGCTGTCGGACTTTATAAAAAGGCTGTTGCAAACACAATGGCTCTGCCTAAAGTCAATGACCTTTATACAGATATTCATGTGCCCATCGTTTACAATAAGCATGAATTTGCCAAGCTCTTAAATATAGACTGGTCAAAAGAGTACGTTATTAAAACTGCCTATACTCGGACTCAGGATGGTGGCTTTGAGTACATGGCAGACCTAAAACTCAATCAGCAGTACAGCCTAAATCAATGGTATGGCAAGCTCCATGCCCGGACATTCTTTAGTATAGGGTCCTATGCGGTCAATGCTGACTTTAAGATACTTATGGAGAAACTATACCCAAGAAAATCACAATACGAGAAATGAGAATCTTTATCCAAAGCCCAAACATCAATAGCCGACATGGAGGCATCAGAGTCATCAATGAGTGGGCTAACAGGTTAGAAGGCTTTGGGCATAAGGTTATACTTTACAACCAAGCCGGTCCAGTAAGATGCGACTGGATGACTATAACTTGTAAGATTGTAAATACTACTAATCTATTGGCAAATTCTGATTTGCTAATAGTAACCAGCCCACATGGGGCAAGCCTATTAAGTAAAGACAAGCCTTATAAGAAAGTAGTCTTTTTGCAGATGTTGGAGCATCTCTTTAACATCACTAACAAGGCATTTTTTGATAGTTGCTTTACTCTATACTCTACCAAATATCCTCTTATCTCTATAAGCCAGTGGAATATTAGGATTTTACAAAACACATATAAAAGAACAGGACCGACATTTTATGTAGGTAATGGAGTAAATCTAAATGACTTCCCGATAAGCCATAAACCCAAAGAGGGAAAGATAGCTTTATTAGAATCGCCTGAGCCTACTAACATGGCTAAAGACACCGAAAAGATAGCAGTACAAGTAGCAAAAAACCTAATAGAGAAAGGCTGGACAATAAAAGGCTTTGGTTTACAAGCAGCCAAAGACAATATCTATACAGAATACTTTACTAAGCCAAGCCTAGAAACCATGAATCGTTTATACGATGAGGCAACAATCATGATAAAGGCTACCAAGTACGATGCAAGATCAACAGCTCCTATGGAAGCTGGCACAAAAGGAACTGTAACCATTCGGGGCATAATAGAAGGGGATGATGACCTAAATGATAGCAATAGCTTTAAGACTGGCTACTCTTATGACAAGTTATTTGATGCCACCATGTTTGCAATAAATAACCCAGAGCAATTAAAGCAACGGTCTGACAATATTAAAGCCCATGTGCAGACTTATACTTGGGATTACTGGATGTATAAAATTAATCAAATCTTATGCAGCTTATAGTTGGATGCGGTCCTAACTGGCCTAAAAGAGAAAATGACATCTTTCTTGATTGTCGCAAATTTGACAATGTCGATGTGGTTCATGACCTAAATTTAACCCCTTGGCCTTTCAAAGATAACAGCATGACAGAGATATCTGCTATTCATGTGGTGGAGCATCTTAATAGTTTATTGGACTTTATGAATGAGAGCTGGAGAATATTAAAAAAAGGTGGAGCCCTATACATAGAAACTCCCGAAGCCGGGGCAAATGTTGACCTCCAATTTGCTGATCCTACACACATAAGATGTTATCGGAAGCATACCTTTATAAATTACTTTACTTTATCTGAGGCTCCTAAATTTGGTTACACAGACAAATATTGGGCTATAATGCACTTAGAAACTAAAGATGGCAATATAATCGCACACCTAACACCATTAAAATGAGAATACTAATAGTCGTATTAGAGTACTTAGAGCCGGATTGGTTGCAGACCTTAAAGTGTGTGCAAGACACTGGCCTACCTTATGAGATTGTCAGCCGGGATGGAGTAGGCAATATGTCGAGGGCTTACAATTCTATCATAAATAAAGAGGCCGACTATTACTGGTTTGTCTCAAATGTTACTTTCAGCCCTCAGATGCCTTATATGCTGGCAATGGCTTGCGAGGAGAGGGGCTGGGCTGGCATCCATCCGGCAATGCGGTCATCAGATCACAAATTCCAATGGCCTAATGGTAACGAACCTAAAGAGACCCCATTTATCGAATGGACTGCTCCTATGGTTAATGCAGAGATATTTAGGGATAATCTCTTAGATGAGATGCTACCATACTACTACATGGACTTGGATTGGTGTCATAGGGTCAAGCCTAATAAGGTAGGGGTGCATCATGGTCAGGTAGTAGAGCATACTTATTTAAGAAACAAGCAAGAGCATCCCATCGGGCAACTAAGAAAGCAACTAAGGAACTACTGGACCCCTATCAGTCAAAGACATATGATCCAGAAATACGGAAAGGATTGGCAACAAAAACTATGGCCTAAATAAAAACTATGACAACTTTAGAACTACATGGAATTTACCATGAATTAAACTTCTGGCAAGGATTTGTAAAAACCGACCGATTCTTAAAGGGTTGGGTAGGTAAGGGCAAGACCCCAGAATTAAACCAAGAGGTAGCAGACTTTATCAAAAGTGTTCCACATGAATCCGTTTTGGATGTGGGATCAGGGGTTTGCTCAATTCTTAATGGATTAGTCAATGTAACCCCTTGCGATCCATTGGGAGACCTCTACAAGCTCGTTTTTGACTTTGAGAGACATAAACTAAAAGCCCCACTACCAATACCAGCCGAGGAGTTAAACTTTAAGAATGAGTTTGACATAGTACATATCTCAAATGCTCTGGATCATACCCAAGAACCAAGAAAGGCCTTAGACTACCTTTTACAAGCGGTCAAGCCCGGTGGGTATCTAATAGTCCAAGGTTTTTTTAATGAGGCGACACATGAGAACTGGCAAGGCTTCCATCAGTGGGATATATCTTTAGATGACTATGGCTGCATGGTTATTTTAGGCAAAAACTCCCAGACTATAATTGCATGGCCTGCTCATAAATTCTCTACGGTTAACCTATTGGGCAGAGATTGGTATTATTGGATCATAAAAAAGTAATGGAAAGCATAGTAAAAAATATAGATTGTATGGTCGGGATGGCTGAATATCCTGATAATTATTTTGATTTAGCGGTTGTCGATCCACCTTATGGAATAGAAGAATTAACTGGAAAAGAAAGTGCAAATAATAGAGGACAATTGAAAGAGAAAAGAATATATGGGTTACAAAGCGATAAATTCAAAGAATGGGATAAAGCACCTGATAATTTTTATTTTGTAGAATTATTTAGGGTTAGTAAAAATCAAATAATTTGGGGAGGTAATTATTTTAATTTGCCAAAATATAGATGCCCGATAATTTGGGATAAATGTCAACCTTGGGAAAATTTTAGTCAAGTAGAATTAGCTTGGTCATCTTTTAACAAACCAGCATCTATAATTAAAATTGATAATAGGACTGGCGATAAAATACACCCAACACAGAAACCAACAAAACTTTATGATTGGATTTATACTAAATACTTACTAAAGGGTGGTAAGGTATTAGATACCCATTTAGGTTCTGGTAGTAATAGAATAGCAGCGGATAAAGCTGGAAATATTGATTTTGTAGGGTTTGAATTAGATAAAGATTATTTTGAAGCACAAGAAAAAAGGTGGGAAGAATATAAAAAACAGTTGACATTATGGTAATTTGCTGCGATATAGATGGGTGCCTAACAGATGGCAAAATCTGGGTTGACCACAAAGGCAACATCATAAAGTCATTCAATAACAAGGACATTGGAGCCATCAAAGAGCTAATCTCTATGGGATATCAGGTACATTTAGTAACTGCATCTAGTTGGACGGGAGCCGAGCAATACCTCAAAAGGTCTGGGGCTGAGTTACATATAATCAGAAACAAAGAGACCATTCCTTTTGACTACCAGATAGCCATAGGAGACTCAGCATGGGATATACCTATGCTCTGTAAGGCAAAACACTTATTCTGCCCAGCAGATGCCTCCTTAGAGGTAAAATGTCTAGATGGGGTGCATCCACTACAAACACTCGGTGGTCAAGGAATCATGCTAGAGTTAGTACGCATCCTATCTAACTGGTCAAGTAATGCTTGACAACTGATGTGTATAAGTTTTAACACTTATATTTGTTTAAGTGCCAAAAATTTAGTATATTAGGGGGTGAATAAAGGGTAAAAAATCAACGAGCCTACAACCTTTCGGGGTTGTGGGCTTTTTTACATTATGCCTTACAAATCAAGAGCCCAAGCAGCCTTTTTTAACATTAACAAGAAAAAGCTCGAAAAGCAAGGAGTTAATGTAGAGAAGTGGAATAAAGCCTCTAAAGGCAAGAAACTACCAAAGAGAGCCAAGAAAAAGAAATAATGTCATCCACACCAGCACATATCGATTGGGATGTAGTATCCGACTACCTTATGGCAGGTTGCTCTGGGGTAGAGGTAGCAGCTCAGTTAGGTATCCACGAAAACACTCTGTATCAACGATGTAAGTCGGACCTAGGTATAGAATTTGTGGCATATAAGCAAGAAAAGCAGGCATCAGGAGAAAGCCTCCTAAGAAAGGTCCAATTCGATGCAGCTATTAAAGATAAAGACAGAGCGATGCTTATCTGGTTAGGTAAGCAAAGACTCGGTCAGAAAGAAAAAGGCGAGCAAGATATTAAGGTTGATGGAGGCATTAACATAGTATTCAAGCCAGCCAATGAGACAAGTTGAGATAAGATACACCAGTGTCTTTGAAAGGAATTTGCAAGCCTATCAGGCTAAACAGTATAGGGTCATAGCCAATCAAGGCTCAACCCGATCTGGCAAGACCTACTCAATTAGTCAACTACTAGCTCTTTACATACCGCATAAGGAAAAGGTTACTATCTCGGTGGTAAGCCCATCTCTACCCCATCTGAAACGAGGGGCAAGGAGAGACATCCTAAAGATTTTAGAGGATGCTGGGCTATACTCTGATGACAACTTTAACAAGACCGACAACGTCTATCATTATCCAAATGGCTCATATATTGAGTTCTTTGGGGCTGAGGATTCTGGTAAGGTTAGAGGACCGGGAAGGGATATACTGTATATCAATGAGGCAAATTTATTGCCCCATACGATTTATCAGCAGTTAGCCCTAAGAACCAAGCAAACCATCTTTCTGGACTTTAACCCGGTAGATGAGATGAGCTGGGTCTATGATGTCTCGGATAGAGAAAGCAATATCCTAATCCACTCAACCTACAAAGACAATCCATTCTTGCCAAGTGAGCAGATAGCAGAGATTGAGAGTCTGAAAGATGCAGATGAGAATCTCTGGAAAGTCTTTGGGTTGGGAGAGAGGGGTAAGTCATCAGAGATAATCTACACACATTGGAGGCAAGGTCAGTTACCAAAGGATTGCGAGACCGTTTATGGTCTGGACTTTGGGTACTCAGTGCCAACAGCCTTAGTCAAGGTCGGCTTTCACGAAAGCCAGACATTTGTCAAGGAGTTGCTTTACGAGACCAAGCTAACAACCACCGATTTGATAGAAAGGTTGAAGCTCTTAAACATCAGAAGGTCAGATGAGATTTACTGTGATGCTGCTGAGCCTAAGACTATCGAGGAACTGGTTAGGGCTGGATACAATGCCAAGCCTGCCGAAAAAGATGTCTATGCTGGCATCCAGAAGGTCAAAAGCCAACCATTGATAGTAACACCTGAGTCTATAAACCTAATTAAAGAGATTAGGTCCTACAAGTGGAAGGTTGACAAAGATGGCAAAGTACATGCAGATGAGCAGCCAGTCAAGATGTGGGATCACTTATGCGATGCGATGCGGTATGCAATTTACACGAAACTAAACAAGCCCCGATTTGAGGTGATGGCTTGGTAAAATAAAGAAAGTGGGTAGAATCAAAGAAGCGTGGGATGCACTAACAAAGAAAGCGGTGCCGATGATGCCGATAGGCCAGCCTTTTGCTTCCTATCAGGTAACTGGGGGCACTTTTGTTGGCATCAGCGATAACAGAACTAACTACATAAGAGACGGCTATCAAGTTAATGATATCCTCTATGCCACTATTACTCTAATAACCGATAAGTGTAAGCTGCCAGAATGGTCAACTTACAAGGTGGTCGATGAGGCTGCCTTTAAGTCTTATCAGGGATTGATAAGAAAGAAAGACATCTCTACTGAGGACTTTCAAAAGGCTATGGGCTATAAGAAAAAAGCCTTAGAGCCTATTTACGTTGACAGACTAACCGAGCTTTTACGATATCCTAATGATTACGAGACCTTTCAAGACTTAGTAGCCAACTCAACCGGGTGGAAACTTATCACTGGTGGTCGCTGTGTTTGGGCTCAGATGCTAGACATGGGAGCCAATCAGGGTAAACCATATCAACTGCACAATCTCCCTTATCAAGAGGTATCTATCATAGCCTCAACCAATCTGTTCCCCATTGTTGAAGATGGGTATATGATTCCAGTCCTTTCAAATGCCTTATTCCCTAAACAGCAAGTTCTACATGACAAATACCAGAACTATGACTGGGATGTCAATGGAGCACATCTGTACGGAATGAGCCCACTCAAAGCTGCCCTTAGAAGGCTAAGCAGAAGTAATTCGGCTATCAAAGCCAGTGCGGCTATGTTAGAAAACCAAGGGGTTAAGGGTGTGCTATATGTTGATGACCCAAGAGTTATCGGTGGAGGGGTAGATGTAGCAGATACAAGAAAGCAAGTAGAGGCTATTAAGAGTAAACTCGTAGGAAAGGGAGAATGGGTCGGATCAGAGAACTGGGGCCGCATTGGTGTCTCTGGGTACAAGATGGGCTGGCAGTCTGTTGGACTGAATCCAGTCGAGCTATCCATTATAGACTCTGAGAAATGGGATTTGAAGCGGTTTGCATCCGTTTATGGAGTACCTAGCCAACTGGTAGGCGATTCTGAGTCTAGCACATATAACAACGTAAGAGAGGCTGAAAAGGCCCTTACAACTCGTTGTGCGATGCCTCAGTTAGTTTCATTCCGTAACCACTTTAATAGAAAGCTACAAACCGACTGGGGTTATAAAGGTCAGAATGTCTATATCGACTTTGACCATACGGTATTTACCGAACTCCAAGAGGATGTAGTAGAGAAGTCCAACTGGATCAAAACTCTGAAGGCACTTAGCCCTAATGAGCAAAGAATGCACTTAGGACTAGAAAGAATAGACAATCCTCTCTTTGATGAGCCTTGGATTACTCCGCAAGATGGTATGCCACTTAGTGAATACGAGACTCCAAACATGGACCTCAGCGATGTTAACGAGGTCGAGAATGAGGTAGAGGATGAAAATGAGGAGATGAATGACGATTGATGAGATTGTCCGCACAACCTACCCGGTAACAAAGAGGGAGAGGTGCTGTGCGTTATTGAAAGCTAAAATGGATGCCAAGCGATTGGCTCTAAAAAATAGATTGATGGATGACCGACAAAGAGAGAAAAGAGTATGCGGAGAACTTCACGAGGACCAATCGGAAGTTTGCCAAAACGCACTTTCCTAAGGTCAAAAGACAACTAGATAAGGTTGTCAGTTCTTTGATAGGTACAATTAAGAAAGTAGGAGCCAGACAAGCTCAGACAAGACTAAGGACACAGCTTTGGAATGATGAGCTCTATAAACCAATAGAGGCCATCTACAAGCAAGTAGGTCTCTACCATGCCAATCAGATGTATAAGCTAATCCGAAGGGAGGCAAATCAGAAAGGGATAGGGAGAGATGAGCAGTGGACTAGGTTTATCATGGATGAGCTAGAAAGGACCTTGCTTCAGTTTGCGGTAGTCAAGACCTCAGAGACACTTAGAAACCATTTACTACTCGTTTTACAGAATGCTATCATAAAAGAGCAAACCGTAGATGAGATAGTCAAGATTCTACAAGACTCTGGGTTTACAGCCATGCAAGCCGAAAGGATTGTTAGGACTGAGGTAGGTCGGGCAGCCAACACTGGAATAAAGGCAGCAGCCGAGTCTTTTGACTACGCAATGGTCAAAGAATGGATTGCCTTTAGAGATTCAAGGACCAGAGGTTTTAAGCCAGAGCAACCCAAAGACCACTTTCACATGGATGGGCAGGTGGTTGACTTTTACGACAACTTTGTCGATCCTAGAAGCGGAGAGAATATAGAATATCCTCTAGCTCCGGGTGGCTCAGCAGCGATGGTCATAAATTGCAGATGTAGTTGGATTGTTGTACCTAAAAGAGATAGCAGAGGAAGATTAATAAACAGGGGAGGAGCTTGATCGGCTACGGCCAATACTGCGGAATAATGAAACAATAACCAGGGTCAACCCTCCCAAAATATTGAATATGAAAAGATACTTTGAACAAAAGACAGTAAGCAACTCGGTGCAAGATGTTAGCACTACCACTAGAAAGGTAAAGGTAGCTATCAGCCAGATGGGCAGCAAAGACTTTGATAACGATGTTATCGACCACAATGCCTACACTAAGACACTAACAGAAAGAGGTCCTAAAGGTGCTAACCTTATTTGGCACTTAACAGACCACAATCCTAGTCTAAAGTCAGCCATTGGCAAGTTCTCTGAGCTGTATGTAGAAAAGGACTATCTGGTAGGAATTACCGATGTGCCTAACACTACATGGGGCAACGATGTCCTAGAGTTCTACAAGTCTGGTCATATTAACCAGCACTCTGTTGGCTTTCGCACTATTAAGCAAGAGAACCAGAAAAGTGTTGAGGGCGAGTACAATCTCATCAAAGAGATACTACTTTTTGAAGGTTCTGCAGTTTTGTGGGGTGCAAACATTAACACACCTACTATTGAGGTAGGTAAGTCAATGGAGGAGGTTATGACCCAGCATGAGAAACTGTCTAAAGAGCTGAGTATGCTCTTAAAGTCATTGAAAGATGGCCGCTTCTCTGATGATGCTTTCGAGTTTATCGAAATCAGAGTCGCACAAATTAATGAGGCAATAAAATCACTTATTTCAATAGATACCACTCCTAAAGAGGAGCAACCCGCTGAAGCAGTTGCAGAGACTAAGGAGCCGGAGGTAGATTTGAGTGGATTGAAGCATAACTTAAACAATTTATTAACTAAATTAAATTCCTAACAATGGAAGAATTGAAAAACATCGAGACTGCGGTAAAATCAGCTACCGAGTCTGTTGAAAGGATGAAAGCTGCCAATGAGGCTGCAATCGCTGATGTAAAGAACGATGTAGCCGAGGTAAAGGCTGCTGTCGTAACAATGGATGAGGCTGCTAAGAAAAACCAAGCTGCCCTCGACCAACTGATCGCTGAGAAAGCCGCCAAGAAAGTCGATAACAAGACTAAGTCTTTTGGTGATGCTTTTGCTGAGCAAATGGCTGAGGCTTTTGAGGCTAAGCAAGCTGAAATCAAAGAGTTTCAAAAGAACAAGAATGCCAAGCTGACTATCGACCTTAAAGCTGTCGGTACAATGACTTTGGGTAACAACCTGTCTGGTGATGGTGTTGCTACTTACAATCAGCGTCAAGGTTTGGTGCCTGCTCAGAAGATTAACATGCGTGATCTTATCCCTACTGCTGTATCTCCAACCGGACTTTATGTTACCTATCGTGAGACTGGTACTGAGGGTTCTATCGGAATCCAGACTGAGGGTAACGCAAAGAGCCAGATTGACTACGACCTGACTGAGGTGAAAGTAGTATCTGACTACATTGCTGGTTTCGCTCGTTTTTCAAAGCAAATGATGTTCCAATTGCCTTTCTTGCAGAATACCCTCCAGAGAATGCTGCTGCGTGATTTCTACAAGAAAGAGAACAGCACATTCTTTACTGCTGTATCAACTGCTGCAACTGGTTCTACTACTACCTCTGCCTCTGTTGATGCTGAGCAACTGGTTGACTGGATTGCCAACCAACTGGATGCTAACTTCGAGGCTTCATTTGCTCTCGTAAGCTATGCTCAGTGGGCTGACTTGCTTAAGACTAAGCCAACTGACTACTCAGTTCCTGGTGGTTTCGTAATCGATGCCAATGGTAATGTCCGTATCGCTGGAGTGCCTGTAATCGGTGCTTCATGGGTTACTAACGACAAAGCCCTTATCATCGATGCTAACTACCTCGAGCGTGTTGAGACCGAGGGATTGCGTGTAGAGTTTTCTTATGAGGATAGCGACAACTTCCAGAGAAACCTGGTAACTGCTCGTGTTGAGTGTTTTGAAGACATCAACATCATGAGAACAGATGCAATCATCTACGGATCATTCTAAATAGGTGCTGTGGTTTGATGTGGTGGGGCCGGTTTCGGCTGGCCCCTTTTTTTAATAAATATCTATGCTTTACAATCTACTTATCGACTGGGAGGACCAGACCAATGAATCGGGAATAGTCGAGCCTCTGACAGTAAATGAGGTTAAGAACTACCTGAGATTGGAAGGGTTTATAGACAGCTCAGATAGCATCCCTTCTGACTATGACGATGACGATGCTCTGATTGCTGATCTGATTACCTCTGCCAGAGAAAGGATTGAGGAGTTTACTGGCCTGAGCTTAATCCCTAAAACATGGGAGATTGAGTTCACTAACTTGGCTGGGGGCTTTGAGATTCCCTTTGGTCCGGTAAATACTATCCTAAATGTCAAAGATGATGAGGGAGATAGTATAAGCACAGATGACTTTGATGTGTCCTTAAATGGTCGCATCCTAAAATGGCCCAAGTATGAAAATATGACCATGCTTTACGAGGCTGGTTATACTGATCTACCTAAAGGACTAAAGGATGCCATGTATAAAGAGGTCGCTTATAGGTATATCAATAGAGGCGATGAGAATGTCGATGGCATGAGCCGCGAGGCCATGAATCTGGCAAGTAGATATAAAACAGTCAACTGGTTAGGATGATAGGCAACCTCAAACCGATAAAGCTCCTAAAATACACCAACACTATCGATGCCGATGGGGATGCTACCGATACGGTTGCAGTAACCTATAAGATGTGGGCTGAGATTAGTGATGAGGGAGGTGGTAGAACTCAGGCTGATGGTCGGACAGATATGTCAGACACTAAGACCTTTAAGCTACCATTCAGAGGCTACAATATCACACCTGACTACAAGATAGAATATTTCGGACAGACCTATTCTATTAGTGCTGTGAGAAGGATTGATGAGAAACGATTTTATTGGGAAGTAACCGCATTTACCATCTTTGGTTAAAGTTAATGTCATAGGATTAGATAGCTTAAAAAGCCGCATAGACTCGGCCAGTAAGGAATTAAAGACCGATGTAGATGCAGAGCTTCAAGCCGCTGCCTTTGACTTTGTGGCTTTAGCTAAGAGAGATGTAGCCAGTCAAGGAGGAGATAGAGGCACCTTACTAAGGTCGATAACACAAAGCAAGGAAGGGGATATGTCCTATGTGGTTTCAGCTAATGTCTTTTATGCTCCATTTATTGAATTTGGCACAAAGAGTAAGTTTAACCCTTACCCGGGGACCGAGGAGTATGCCTCCCAATTTAAGGGGGCAAAGGGATCGGGTACTTTGAAGCTGATAGATGCTATCAAAGGATGGGTAAAGAGAAAGGGGATTGCAAAGGGTAAAGAGGCAGACAGAGCAGCCTTTTTGATTGCTCGGTCTATCTACAAGAAAGGAATAAGCCCAAAGCCATTCTTTTTTAAGCAAGTACCGATTGTGAGAGAGAAATTGTTAACTAATGTTACAAGAGTACTAAATGGCATTTAAGACCGCACTATACGACCTAAAGACAGAATGGTACAAAACCCTCGATGGGGTTATTAGTGTACCAGTCTATAAGGATGCTGTGCCTTTGAGTCAGAATGGCAACTATGTGCTAATAAGGTCAGAGGGTAGTGCCCAGACAGACCTAAACAACTCTGCATTTTTTCAGTCTGCAATTATTGTGGTAGATATATTAACTAAATTTGCTACCATAGGAAATAGTAAGACTGCTTACGATATAGCCCAAGAGATTTACGATGAGATAATACTCGGACCTAACTCTTTTGGCATAACCATACCAGACCACCAGATTACACAGATAACGATTCAATCAGAGACCGAACTTTACGAAGATGATGGCTCTGAGAAACTATTTAGGCTTTTACTTAGATACGAGCATATTATTAATCAAAATTAAATAAAAACAAAATGGCAGATGCTACAACAATCTCTGGCAGTGTGATGTTCATTGAATATTCAGACACTCCGAGTGGTGCAAGAAAGTCGGCTGTTTGCCAGAGTGAGGGATCATTCGATGGCAGCCGCAATGTAGTTAGTGATGAGACTAACTGTGGAACTTTGAAAGTATTAGGACCTCAGAACAACCGTTTCACTTTGAATGCGGTAGTTGACACTGTACCTGATGCTAACGAGGCTTCTTTCAATGATTTTCAAACTCTGTATGCCAACAACACAAAGAAGTACTGGCATCTGACAGATTCAGCCGAAACCATCTATCATGGTGGTTATGGTTGGATTTCAGCTCTCGGTCAGCAGAATGTTAGCGGTCAGACTGCTAAGTTCACAATGACTATTGAGATTGAGGGAGACATTGATACAACACCAGCAAGCTAATACACATGAAACAAATCACACACACCATCGGAGGCAAAGAGGTTACATTGGATGTCGGCAAGATGTGGTTCTCAAAGTTCTACGGAGAGGCTACATCTTCTGACCCTCTGTTGATGTCTGAACTTCTAAGCAAGCCCGACAAGCAATTTGATTTTATTTGTGGCCTTGTTTATGGTGGCTTGAACTGCTATAATAAGGTCAATGGGGTAAAGGAGTTTATCTCTATCGAGCAGGTCCAAGACTGGGTCGGTGCGATGGATGAGTCCGATGCCGCTAGTTTAATCAATAAGTTTGTAGAGGCTAATAAACCTAAAGAACAGGGGGAAGCCCCAGCCCAAGTGGCAAATCCTTAACTTGGGATGAGATGAGGTCGGAAGCCTTTGGCCAGATTGGTCTGCTTCCGGTGGAATTTTATGGTTT